AGACGAACACACCGCCAAGGCCGGACGTGACGATGCGTTGCGAGCCGCTGTCAACATGATCGACTAGCCAGCTATACGGCTCCGGTGAGTCGTCCGCCCAGATGCGTATCTGCACTGACGGATTGCCAGTGCCGTTGACGCGAAAACGCATCCAGTACCAAGTGCCGATCGACCACGCGAAGACCTTGTCGGTGCCCAGCGTGGCGACGTTGCCCGCTGGAGAGTAGCGCGCCAGACGGATGTGCGAGCCGACGTTGGAGGCGTTGCTCATCAGCACCGCGGCGTAGCCGATCTCGTTGCCCGCCGTACCGGAACCGCGCAGCATCAGCCCGGCCTGCATCGTCGACGACTGCATGATCGTCGAGACGCTGGTCAACCGAAACCGGGTAAGGATCTCGCAGTCGGTGGACGTACCGAGAGCATTCAAAGACACCAGATGCGGCAGGTTCGCCGTCAGGGCAAGGCGCATCGTGCCGGGCGTTGCGCTCTGTCCCGTCAGCGTGACGTTGCTCGTCGAGAAACCTTGGGTCCAACCAGAAGGTGCGGCCCCTGTCTCGTCTGAGAAGGTGTCGCTGAAGGCGGTCATACCAGCGGCCCGAGCGCAGCGCCGTTGGCGTTACGGAACTCAGCCGCGATGTTGGCGTAGTCGCCCTTGTTGCCCTTGAGCACCCAGTCGATCGACCATTTATCGCAGAACACCTGGACAATGCTGTCGGTATGCGGATCGAGGAAGTCGAAGGCGCCGCCCTGCTGAGCCGTCAGGTAGAGATCGATCGCCAGCGCGTCGTCACGCGGGCGCATGTCCCATTGCAGGTTCCAGCTGGTCTGCATCGGGTTGAGGCCGTCGAGCACCCGCTGCTCGTAGCCATCCCCGAATTTCGCGATTTTCATGCGTGGCTCGCGGTCTATCCTGACCGGCCATGTCGGCGTCCAGCAACCGCCCGAGGTGCCGTCGAAAGCCATCGCTCACCTCCCCACCCGCCCGGCCGAGCCGGTTGCCGTCAGCATGCCTCCAGGCTGTGACTGCCTCGTCATCTCGGTCTGCACCAGCATCCTGACCTGCCGGCCGAACTCGCGAGCTTTCTGGCTATCACCCGCCACCACGCCCGAGCCCATGTCGATGTTGATGTCACCGAGCTTGTTGCTGATGCTGGTGTTGCCGCCGCCACCGGAGCCGCTGCCCGCTGCCCTTCCAGCTGACCTCACAACCGCCGCAGGGATGACCACCTCGCCCCGATGCAGGATGGTCGGGTACTCCCCTGGCCCGACACCGACAAAGCCGCCCTTGGCCATCCTGGGAGCGCCCGCGAAGGCCCATGGCGACAGGCCCTGGCGCTTGACGCCCATATAGCCGACCTTGCCACCCGAGCTGCCGGTCGGCGCCCCGACGGCGGTGCTGATGAGACCACCCAAGGCGTTCTTGGAGAACAGCGCCTGGATGGCCATGTTGATCAACCCATCGATGATGGTGTCGATCATCTTCAGGAAGGCATCGCCCGCGCTCTCGCCATTGCGCAGCGCCTGGACGAAGCTGGACACCGCCTGCTGACCAAGCTGAGTGTAGGCATCGGCCAGCTGTTTCAGCTCCTTGGTGTCTTCCTTGTCGTCCTGCTTCTTCTTTTTCTTCTCGGCGGCCAGCGCAGCATTGGCTGCCGCCAGATTGTAGGTTGCTAGGGTCTGCGCCTTGATGCTCTCCAACGTCGCCGGATCCGTCTCCATACCGGCTTCCTTGGCGGCATTGAGCGCCTCAGTCTCGTAGCGGAGAGCGGCGATCGAACCGGCTTTCTCCTCGTCCGACATGGTCGAGTCGCGCTGGATGCCGAGGATCTTCTGGTCGATCTTGAGCTGCTCGTCCTTCTTGGTGATCAGCTCTTGAATATCGGTGATCTTGCCGGAGAAATCAGCACCGCCTTCACCCGCGAACAGCTCGGCTTCCATCGCCCGCCGCTTGCGATTGACGCCGCCCTTGTCGGTGCCCAGGTCGAAGATGGCCTTGGCAATCTTCTCCTTGCCACCGCCGGCCTTGATGGCCTGAACGATACGATCCGGCAGCGTGCCGTAATTGTAGGCGATGTCGACCAACGCCACTTTCTGCTGATCGCTCAGCTGCGCCCAGAGATCGGCACCAATGGCGTTGGAGATCTTGTTCTGCTCAACCTGAATACGACGAGCCAGATCACGATAGGCCTCGGCCAATGTCGAAGTCGATTTCTCGGTCACATCGGTCGCACGGCCGAACTCGTCAGTAATAGTGTCCGACCAGAAGCCGACCCGGAACTTGTTGTCGGTATCCTTCGTCGCCACGCCGATGAAATTTTCCCTGGCGACGATGAACTTCTGAGCCGCCTCAAGGAAGTCACCGGTGCCCTTGCTGAGCGCGTCGGCGCCGCCGCCAACCGGCACCTTCTCGAACGCCGTCTCCCAGGCCTTCATGGCGTCGCCGATATTCTGCGACTTGCCGAGCATGCTACTCAGCCATTCGTCCATCTTCTCCAGATCGGTCAGATGCCGCTTGCCGATCTGCTCGACGTCGGCCATGCCCTTCTGGTATTCCTTGAGCTTGCCAGCGTCAGGATGCGCGGCGACCGCATCGAGCAACTGGTTCAACGCCTGAGTGTGCTTCTCTCCCTCGGCGATCTGACCATTGATCGACTGGAGGCTGGTGATGGCAAATCTCGCGGCCGACGGTTCGATGATGCCCCTCTCGGACAGCTCGGTCACCAGCTTCAGCGCTTCGTTGAGTGGCCCCTGCGGAATGATGCCGTGCTTGGCATCCTCGATGATCTGATTGATCAGATCCTGTAATCTGGCAGCCCTGGTGATGTCCTCTGTACTGATCACTCCAGGACCGCCGCCGATCTGGCCGACCATGCGATTGAGCGCCTGGGCCGTCGTGTTGATGTTCTCCCGTATCTTGGTGAACTCTTCGTCGATCGCCTTGGTGGCGTTCTCCACCGCCTTGCCGAGGTTGATCTTCTCCATCATCTGGGCAAACGCTGGCGCCAACTCGGCATAGTCGGTCGCCAGCCTGTTGAGCATATCCTCGTGCGCCTTCAGCGCCTCCTCGGACTGCTTGCCGCCCTTCACCACGGAGATGAAATACTGGATCGCAGCACCGCCGAGAGCGATGAAGCCGATGGTCAACAGATTGATCGGGTTGAGCAGGTTGCCGATCGCCCCGCTGAGCGCCGTTCCCAGGCCGCCGCCGCGCGCCCGTATGTCGGTCAGCACGGCACCGAGCTGCTGCCCCTGCTGGATGGCAATAGTGAACGGTGAAGTGCCCGACTGCAGCTGCGTCGAGATGTCCTGGAACTGCGCCGCCATGTTGGAGGTCTGCGCGGTGACGGCATTCTGCGACTGCCCGAGAGCCGTCAGGGCGCCCTGCGTCGATCGTTTGACGTTGGCATTGGCCGCGATGATCTTGGCCGCGCTTTCATTGACCGCCTTGGCGACGATCTCCGGCATCTTCGCCATGTTGTTCTGGAACTTGGTCAGGTTGGCGCTGACCTCGACCGTAAGCGCCTGGACATCAGTCTCGGCCATTGCTCTCAAATCCCACGATGCCTAGCTCTGCCAGTCGCTCGTCGCTCATCTCGGCTGTCGGCCCGTCCGCCTCATTGCCCTTGTTGGCTTTCGTCCAACCGGCATAGGCAGCCGTGAATTGCCACAGCGTCATTCCATCGATTTCCTGCGGCGTATAGCCTAGGGCGGCGCCGACGCCGATATAGGTTGACCATCGGGTGAGACCGTTGGGGAGGGGCTCCTCTTCGCCGTCTCCCCAGAGCTTTCCCCCATGGTGGGATCGTCCCCTTCCTCCTCGCCCGTCTTCCACGAAATGAAGGTGGTCAGCAGCAGCATCGAGAAGACCGCCAGATCGAGATAGTTGGCTGTGCCGTAAGCCGTCTCGATCGTCCGCATCGCCTCGCCGCGCTCCATACCGGCGCCCTGCAGGCCGATGCGCAGGATGTCGATCACGTCATCGACATAGAAGTCACCGACCATCATGCGCTTCTGCAGCGTGCCGATGCCGACGTTGCGGCGCTGCTCCAAAGCGCGCAGCTCGCCGATGGCGAAGCAGAACTCATGCTCGCCACCAGCCCAGATGAAGGTTTTCTTCTGACCAATCATGGCGCCACGGAGATGTAAGGAAGGCCGTCGAACTCGATCTGGATCTCGCTCGTGACCTTTGGCCCTTTTTCAGCGGTGTTGTTGAGCTGAGTCAGGAAGGCCGGGCCGTACTCGTAGATCACCGTGCCGGTCAGCGCCTTCAGATTGCCCACTCGCACTGTCTTACGGGTGCCCAGGCGCCACCAGTCCATCATCGTGCCATGCGACTGCGCGGCCCACACGCCAGTGCCGGAGATGGTCTGCTCCTGCGACTGCACGCTCTTCTCGATCGAGTTGGGCAGCGTCTCGTCAGAGCAGTCGGGGATCTCGGTCGACTGCATGGTGGTCGTACGGTTGACCGTCCGGCTGGTGATGCCGCAGATCTTCGACCACGCGAAGGTAGCTGGCGCCGCCGGCAGGATCGACATGCCCGGCATGTTGGTCTGGTTCCACGGCGGTGTCGGCGTGGAGCCAGTGATGTCAAGCGCAATGCCGCCGGGCGCGGCCAGGGCAGCAAAGCTGGTGGTCACCGTGCCGACCTTGTAGTAGCCGTTCTTGACGGCATTGGCGCCAGTAAAGCCGGATATCAGGACGATATCGTTGATCACGAACTTGGTG